CGGATAGGTAACCCCTCCCTGTTGCCAGGGATGCGCGACTAGACCTACCTCCTAGGGTTGTACGGAACCAACGCCTCTACGCGAGGAGCGAGGCTAACGTGCCCAACGTGCGACGTTACGCAATATCCATGCTGCGTCCTGCATGGAAAGGTGTACATTCGAGGTTTTGACTTCGTATGGATCCGCGTTCATTGCTCCCTAACACCACTACCGGGGAACCCTTTCCCCACGTGGTGCACAATGGCGGGCACACTTACAACTCCCTCATCACAGCAAAAGAGGCAGACTAGCAAGCTCCTCTATCATGGGCCCCGACGACCCAGCCAGGAACTTGGTGACGCGCCCTGCAGCGGCATCACCAACGGCATGCATGGCCTGAGTGGCAAACGCTGAAAAGGCACTGGAAGCTGCGTTGCCCAGATTTGTCCACCACGATGGATGATGATGCTGCATCGCTTGGACGACAGCAAGGTGGTTGACACCTGGAGACGAGTTTGGATTGGGCACCAGCCCAAACAATGGCTTAGGTGTCCACTCGCACACCCATGTAACCCTGACGTTGATAGGAGTGCCGGCTGGCACATTACGGACAGCGATGGCGATCACGTTGGTGTCGCTAAAATCGGTGCCCGTAGTCTGCCAGGTGGGAAAAGTGGCACCAGTGATATAGGTGGAAAACCTATTATCCATGGTGGCTGGAAACCACTTGCACTCCTTGATGTCCCTGGTGAGTGCAGAACGTGCCTGCAACACCGTGAACATCTGATCAACTGAAATGGTGCCATTGAGCGCCAGGGTATCCGCGCTGCAGACACCCATGGCAATCTCACCCGTGATGTTCGTGATGGACAAAGAGGAGCACACAGCCTGCATGCAGCATGCAAGACCGCGCACTTTCTGGGCATTGGCGGCCAAGAATGTGGTGCCGGGAGTCCCTAGTGTTTGGAACACCGAGGCCCCTGGCGCCGCAGAAGTGGCCATGTTGGAAAACTGGAACCACCCGGTGTTCGGGTGGAAAATGAAATACCCAGCTGTGTTGGCTGGGGTGATCATGAAGTTCTCCGAAATGAAACGCTCTACAATGCCGACCTCCCCAGGATACAGTCCCCCAGCAATTGGGGCTGCACATGGGTCAGCCAGCAGCCTGGCGAGCTGCAAGTTCCTCCCGCTCAACTGCAGGGAGCGGGGTGTGGCACGCCGGGCGCCCCGCCTAGCAGGGCGCCGTTTAACTTTATTCTTGCTTTGCTGCTTCCTAGCCATGGTTAGCGAACACCACGCCAAATGTACGGTCGGGGAAGATGCGAGTCTGATCGGCACTTGGGTTGTGACCGATCAATTGGCGGCGTTCCTTGGGGTCAGCTCCTGAGGTCCAATCACATCCCAGGATAGCTTCCTCAACAAGGAGTTGCTCATTGGGGTGGATCCCAAAAGCACGCCAAAAAGAGATCCTGGCGTCAGGTGTTACAGGCTTGGACACCGCGCTGTGTCCAGCGGCCCGTTGCAATCTGTGTTGGTAACAGATGCCACCCAATGCATCAGGATCCCACTTGCCGGTCTTACCAGCCAACACCAAAGAATGGTAGAACGCATCGAACATGGGCATGCCCGCCGCCATGGACAAACCACACAATCCGACCGCCCTCAAATGGACAAGAGCTTCTTTCTTGCCCAAAGAATGGGGCACAAACCCGTCGGTGTTGAATGCCTTCTGTGGGTTACGACACAGCAGCCACTGTGTCCCGTCCCACACAGGCCTCGACTGGCAAAACTCCACCTGCTCTGGCACATAAGCAGGCGCCTCCACCTTCATGCGCAGTCCATACCCAAGGTACCACTCATGA